ATACACGGCCCAACCGCGCCCCGCCCCGTCATCCGTATCCGGCACAACATCCGGCCAATCAGCCGGGAATGATGGGCCAATCGTCGCCCATTCGCTTATCTCTGCATTCGTAAAAGCTGCCAGCCGATAGATGCCTTCTATCACATCGTCTCCCATCGCGTCAAAAGCAAGATCGGCCGCATCCGACACATAAAGCCAATCGTTTGTGGCGAGCGGCTCCACCCAATAGTAGTAATCCCATACATGGGTATACGTCGCCTCGGTTCGGCCGTAAGCATCGCCCTGCCCCGCGCCCTTCCACGCCAGCCAGTTAGTCGTGGTGCCATCAATGTAACGCCGCTTTTCCGCGCTGTGCCCGACAGCATAAAGCGGGTTCCAGACATAAGGCGTGGTGTTGTCCCAGGCATCTTGAAACGATACATAGCTTAGCCATTCCTCGTTGGTCGGCATCGTGTAGTCGAACGAAGGATACTGTGCGCCATCCGTGACGATCAGGTTTGTGATAACGGCATAGAATCGCGGCCATCCGTTAGAGTGGCCGGATAGGTTGATTGACGGCGTAAGATCGAACCAATTTGTAGGCGCCGCCGCCCGCGCCAGAATGCCGGTCTTCGTCAACATCTTGAATGTCCCGTTGGCGTCGAGGTAGGTAGCAAAACTCCCACTCGATACCGTAGCAGCATCAACGTAGCTTGTGACCGCGGCGGCAAGCATCGCCTTCGCGACCTTCAGCTTGGATGCCTGCTTGAAGTAGTCATTCGTCAACGCCGCAACCATGTAATTCGTCCAGGCGTCCGGCCCCTGTACCGCCGTCAGCCTCTCTCGGCCCGCCCGCAACGCCGCGTTCCCTCGGTCAAACTGATTGCCAAACGGCGTGATGTCCCAGACTCCGGCCAGCACCAGCACCGGCAACCACAACGCTATGACGATTGCCGCCCTCATCCCGCCGCCCTCGGTATCAACACATCGCCAAGGTACAGATGCTTGACCGCCGTGATGACGCATGGAGTTTCACCATCGCACGTCAACTCTACGAGCGGCACGTTCATCTTCGTCTCAAGGTCTGATCCGGTGAGCGCCGTCACGCTTGCCCCCTCATTCCATGTCACCTCCTCGTTGGCAACATCCACGACCAACCAGACATACCAGGCCGTCGCACCGTCGTCGGCCGTGATCGTCGTTGACGCGCCCGTAAACGATGCCCATGCAATCAGCGTATCCGGCCCGAGTCGCACGTCGCCCGTGACCATCGTGGCCGTGTTGTCGCCGTTTGATACCGTCCTGAAGCTGAACTCAACCGACGCGCCGGGTATGTCGCCGTCCGTGTTCGGGTATATTACAATCCCGTCAGGCGTGCGCTCTATGCGCCCCCCGACGATCTGCATTCCGTTCAGCCATGCCGTCACCGTGCGAAACCAGCGCAACGGAATAGCGGCAATCGGCATCCCGTTTATGAAGGCGTCCCACAGTCTTGACATCCCGCCACTCATTACACCTCCTCCCAGTCCGTCGCCGTATCAGTCTCGATCACGACCTTCCACCAGACAGGGCCGTCCTTGCTGTACGTTGACGTTTTTATATCGTCGGTCCCCGGTGGGTTTTCCGCCTGATATGCGCTCGCCTCATCATACGTGCCGCCCCGGTACTCCGTGAGCGTCCGCGTGTGGGTGCGCTTGTAGGTGTCTACCCCGGCTGGTGACACGCGATACTGGTATTCTATCCAGTCGCCGCCTTCCAGGACAACCGTATTTGCTGCTTCCGGCCACGCCATATTAGCCGCCCTTCAGGGTGAGCAAATCGTCGAGACGGCCCTTGAGGCCCTCCACGTCTTTCTGCATTTTGATCTGCGCCTCTTTTGCCGCCTTGTCGAGGGCTTCGTTTTCTTTCTGTTCCCGCCGCGCCGCGCCGGCGCGCGCCAGGGCGTCCAGCGCCTCTCTAGCCCTCGCCGGTAGTTTGATGCCGCGCCGCTCCATGTCCATCCAGCGGCCAAGCTGGGCATCCTCGCGCCGCGCCTTGCGGTCGGCATCTTCCCCCGCCTTCTTGGCTGCCCGCCAGCCTTTGGGATCCATCGCACCAGCAACCCCGGCGTCAGCCGCCGCCTTGGCCGCCGCCAGTTCTCCAACCTTTGCCGCCCGATCCTCCATCGCAGCCAAGTCCGCCGCCTTGATGGCCTCGATTGCCTTGATCTCGGCTCGTAACCCGTCTTCAATGAGTCCGCGCCGAAACGCCGCCTGTTCCTCGGCCCGCGCCTTTTTCTCGGCATTGGCCGCCTGCTCCGCTTCGTATTCCGCCTTGAGTGACGCGGCGTGCTCCTTGCGGACTTCCTCCATTGCCGCGTTCATCGCATCGTTGACATCGTTCAATTCCTCGATGCGCTTCTGATTCTCAGCCGCCGATACTCCGGGCTGATTGATGCCGCCCTGCAATCTCTCGACTTTCTCAGATAGGTAGTTATAGCGGTCAACGGCAGACATCCCCTTGACGACATTCTTCTCTTGGCGTGCCGCGTTCTTCTCGCGGTATCCGGCGATCTCCTTTTCGAGTTTCGCCGCCTTCTCCTGTTCCTCGCGCAACGCCTTCCGCTTCGCCCGTAGTGCGTCAAGCTGGTCGCCGTATTCCTTCGCGGATTTCAATTCCTCACGGATCATCAAGTTGCTGATCTTGTCGGAAATGTTGAATTGCTTGTCTAGAGCCTTGCCAGCCTTCCATCCGGCAAAGATCGCCGTCGCGATGCCTGACCCCCACAATGCGGCCTTCCCAATGATTCCCGCCATTGAGCCTCGCATCCCCTCATGGAAGTCTGCCATCGCGCCGGAAATGTCGCCGCGCAGAGCCTTGCCAAATGCCTCCGCGAAGCCCTTGCCGCCGCTCTTGCCGATGCGCTCAAACTTGCCCTTTGCCTGGTTGAGATCGTTCCCTACCGCGTCAACACCGGCCCGCACGTTGTTTTCCGTGCCGATTCTGATTTTGATGTCGTCAGCCATTGGTGGCCCTCTTGGCCTCTGCGATGATGTGCTCCACGATGGAGCGGAACGCGATGTTGCTTTCGATCTCGTGTGGCGTCACGTGATGTTCATCGTCCGGCATCTCGGCGTTCATCTCCGCCAGCGCCTCATAGACGCGGTCCCGGCTCACCTGCCATGTCCAATACTCCGGCGTGGTGCCGGGATAGTGCCGACACGCGGCCAACACGAAGCTGCCCCAGTGTGCTGATACCGGCGCGCGCTTCCGGGTCCCGGCGTCCTTGACTTCTACGGTTTCGTCAGTTCCGATCAGCGCATTGACGGCGGCCTCCAATGCGGCAGCCGAACAACGCAGCCCCGCCGCCCACTTCAGAATCGCGTGAATGGCTTTCAGTGAATTATCCAGCCGCGCCAGCGTCTCGGGCTCGTGGCCCTTCGCCATCGCGAAGCCGATTGTCCGGTCATCATTCCGCACGCGCTCGGGTAGCCTGGTGAGCCATTCCACGGCCCCGAACGTCAGCGGATACAGGAGCGCGCCGCCGCACGGCATAGGCCAATCCACAACCTCAGCAACGGGCCGTGGCGGGTGCTTGCCGATTCTGACGGCGGACTCGTGGACCCACAGGACCATGTCGGGCGTCACCTCGACGCCCGCCGCCTGTATCTCCAGCAAGGCCGCCCGGGCTATCGGGTGCAACGTTGGCTTTGTGACCAGCATACAACTGCCCTCCCGCGTGCATGTGGTTACGCCGCCGCCAATGTCAGCGACTTCTTCGCGGTGATCGTCCTTGTCTGCCAATCTGTGTTGCTGGCCGCGATACCGGGATCGGTTTGCAAGGCCGTCCACCCCGCACCGACGGTTCCGCCATCCGTAAAGGTGCCGGTGAACGTCATCTCGGCGGTATGATTCTCGCCGCCAAGGTTGTTGCCGCTGCCGTCCTTGACTTCGGCGTGTTGGCATGTCGCCTCGATGCTGCCCTGGATAATCGTCCCCGTGCCGCCCGTGAAGTTGATCGCCCCGGTTGCCGATGTCACCAGCGCCTCAATGCCCGTCGCGACCTTCATCGTCGGCGTGTCGTTCGTACCACCGATGTGCTTATGAGCGGTAAGTGACAGCAATGCGCCCTGGCCGTCATTGGCGGTATCCACCTTGATTCCGGTCACGATGTAATCGCCGTCCTTCGATCCGAGATCGGGCAACGTCAGCGCAGGCGTTACGACAGCAGCCGCCTTGGCGCGATAGGTTTCAGTGATGCTCTCGATCTCGTCGAACACCGACCGCAGCGCAATGTTGCCGTCGCCGTTGATGGTCGTGGCCTCTTTCTTGGCCGGGTTCGTGGTGCTCGACTGGTAAACCCAATCGGAGCCCACGCCAGTAATCAACACGTTTTTCCCGTATGTCACGCTCATGTTGCCCTTCCTCCCTTTATACGCTGACTTTCATTTCCACCTGAAACGACACAACTTGCCCGAACTGCTCTATGTCAATGCTCCCGCCGCCCGTTATCAGCAGGCCGCCGAACGTCAGGCCCGTCGGCAACGTAAACTTGCCCGTCGTGTCGAATACGGTGCGCACGGCTTCGTAAAGGGCGAGCGCCTTCTCGCGGGTAGCATCGGACTCCGGCTGTGTGATGAGCATCACATCAAGCTGCACGGTGCGGCGCGCATCGAGGCCCGTGCCAGTCAGCCAGCCCGGCGAGGAGTTAGGGGCCGCCCGCAGAAATACGCGGATGCCCTCGGCGTCGTTGCTGTCACCCCTCGGTGTGTTTTCCTCGGGCGGGAGCCACGAGCCTATGATCCGCACGGCATCGAGTCCGCCGTGTATCAGCGCGGCGGCTTCGATTGCCGTCCGAATCGCCGGGCGTATCGCCTTCTCGATCTCGTATTCGATTATCATGCCGCCCTCAGTCCTGACTCACGCAGGGCGCGTTTTGCGTGCCCCTCCATTTCGTCGATCATGGCCCGCCGCGCCCTTGCCAGTACACTATTCACATCCGCCTTCATGGCCTTGCGGACATAGCCAAGTTTGTTGTGCATCAGGACGCTATAAACCGTATCGCTTTGGGTTGTCATCACGTCGGCCATGTCCTTTGTCACATCCGACACATTGCCAGCATTCTGCCCAAGTTGCCCGAGTATCAAGCCCCATGCGCGCTTAGCGAGGCCAGAGCGCCGCACAGCCAACGATTTCGGGTAGTACTCCCGCGCAATGCGTTTCGCATCGCTCGCGCTGATTCCCGGATTCGTGCCTACAAGCGGCGTGTACCGGACGCCCTTGCGTTGCGTGTAACGCTCAATCGCTTTTGACGCCGCGCGATTTTCCTTGGTCAATGACCGCAACGGCGGAAGCCAGTCCTTTCGTTTCCCCTTGCGCCCGCTTCCCCCTCCCGCCGCGTAGTACGCCTGGATGTGGGCATGGGCACGGCCATAACGATTCACCGCCGCCGTCATCATGTTTTGCGTCGGGTTTGGAACGATCTGTCTTTCCGTTTTGCTCGCCCTGGTGCTGGATCGCAACGACCGCACGACATAGACGCACGCCTTCTTGACGGCCTCCTCCGGCCCCTTGTGGAACCATGCGGCATACCGCCGCAACGCATCCCGCATCGCGTCGATGTCGCCCTGTGGCACGTCTATCGTAACCTCGATCATTGCGTCACCGCATCAATGGTGTCCAACGTCATTCTGACAAGCCCGCCGTCAAGAGTCTTGGCCGCCGCAACAATCCGCAGTTCGGTGTCGTCACTGAACACCACAGACAGCCCCGGCAGTGTGGCCTCGATGTCGCCAGCCGACGGCCAGCCCCTCACCTTGGCAACCAGGTTGCGGTTGGTTCGGCTCCCCGGCCCGCCGGTGAACAACTGCCGGAACATCGAGCGGCTGGTCAGCACGCCCGATGTGCTCCAGGTCTCCTGATCTGACACGCGCACAGTGAACGCGGCAACCGTCTCGGGGAAAGCCGCCGCAATCGTGTCGTATACCGTTGTGGAAACCACGCTCATTGGGAAAACCCGCCCGGTTGTTAGCTGGGCGGGGTGCCTAACCTTGCTACTTCACAAACAACAGATTCGCACCGATGTCGCATGTGTCGTTTGTCGCGACGGTGAACAGTTTGATATACCGTTGCAGCTTCGCCGCCTCCACCTTTACGGACGTTACCGCCCCGGTACCGGTGATGCCGGCCCCTGTGACCGTCACCTCCGATCCTGCTCCGTTCGTCACGGGAACATACGTCCCCCCAGATGTCGCACACGTCCGCAGTGTTGCGCTTGCGCCAAAGTCCGCAGCATTCGTTCGGGCAGGCCCAATACTGACAAGCAGATGCCCAGTGCCTTTCGCAATGGCCACATCCACAGCCCCGTTTGTCTGAACGCCGGAGGCCAGCTTGACACGCGACACCGTGATGTTAGTCACGGTATCGTAGGTGTCCAGTGCCGCAACAGCGGGCGCAACCGCAAGCGCGATCAGCGCGAGAATTATCAGGATCGTCTTCATGTCCTTCTTTTGCTCCTTATTCTGTCAGCGTTTCGTTTCGGTGAGAGGCGGGGCGGGCAGAACCCCGCCCCGCCGCACTGACCTTATCAGGTCGTGATGTCAGCGTGGGCGAAAGCGCCCGCCTGCCGGATCAGAACGTCAACATCCATGAAGCCCACGATCCGGGTCAGGCCCGTCGTGCTGCCGCTCGACGTATCCACGTTGATGTCGAGGCCATTGCCCCACATCGCCAGGATCATCTGCGTCCAGTCCGCAAAGAATCCGTAGTTCGCCGTGACGTTGCTTGACACAACGGCGGGCTTGCCCAGGATTCTCCCGGTGTTGTAGTCGGCGATGAACACCGGCCCATTCGTGGAGGTCGCCGTCGCGGCCAACTTCCAGAACACCTCCGATGTCACAGCCCACTTGCAGTTGTCGAGCATGACGTTGTTGCCCTCGACCGTGGCGGGAATATTGACCATTTCCGCATAGGTCGGCGTGCCAGCCGTCACCGTGACATCCGTGCTGATCGGGCCAGTCAACAGACCGGTAGGCTCAGCCGTTCCGGCACCGTTGAAGGCCGCCTGGTCGATCTTCACCGCCAGCGCAATCGCGATCTCATTGCGGACAAACGCCTCAACGTCGATGCTCGACTGCTTCATCAGCTTGCGGCTGATGTCGATGTAGGTGCCGACCGCTTTCGGCGTGCCCGTCACTTGCGACAACACCGGCGTCGATTCCGTGGGGGCCGTGGTTTCGTCAACCCAGTAGCCCGTCGCGGTCGTCCCCTTCGGGATCGCGATGTCGCCACTCAGGCCCGACAACACCGGAACGCCCAGGGCCGGAAGCGTCATACGCGCGCGCAGCGCCTCGATGAAGCTGCCCGCCATCAGGTTCGTCGCCACCACGTTCGCCCCGGTGCCAGCCCCGGCGATCTGGAGGTCGCGCTGGGCGATCTGCACGTCATACGGGACAAACATCCCCTTGGCCGACCGTCCGATCTTTTTCGCCACGGCGTCCGAGCACTCGATCTCAAACGCCACATCGACGCCACGCTCGCCGGACAAAGCCCGGATCACGTTCAGGAAGCTGTACCGCCGGGCTTCCTTCGGCGTCAGGCCGACCGTCGGCCCCTGCACCGGAGGCGTCACCACCGGCGGAACGTCCGGCTTCCGCGCCTTCAGTTCCACGATCTGCGCGGCCTGCCGCTCGACGATCATCGCGTCCAGTTCCGCACGGCCTTTGCCGGCGTCGATCAACTCCTGCACCTTGCCCGCCGGGATTCCATGTTCCGCAGCGCGGGCAAACAACTCCGCCATTTCCTTCGCGTTCATTTCCTTGGTTTCCTTTCTGTTCTCTTTTGTCTCGATCTCCGGCGTCTCGGCATCGCGGCCCACGCCGACCTTCGTGTCAGCCGGCACGGGTACAAAGCTCGCCTCGTAGGGCATCCAGCGCATAGCCCGTACCACCGGGATACCGTCCTTTTGCCCTTCGAGGCGGTAACTTGACGGCGCGACAGTGTAGCCAACACTGACGTTCCGCCTCAGCCCCTTCACCGCATCGGCTTCGATTTCCTTCGCCCGCTGGCCCGCGCAGAACTGCACGGAACCCGCCAGCTTGCGATCCGTCACCTTCACATCCATCAGCCCGATCTGGTCGCCGCCGTGGCCGTCCAGGACGACGAGGCCATCCGCGCAGCGCGTCATGTCGATAGACTCCGGCGAGTGATCCAGCACTTCAAAGCAGCGTTGCCACTGATCGTTGAACTGGCACCATGTATTCACAGGTTCTTCGCTCGACACGCTCATCACGACCGACTTGCTGTCGCCTTCCGCCCTGATCTCCATTGTTGCGGAGCGATAGATGATTGCGCCGCGTTCCGGTTCATCCGTTTTCGTCTTGCTCTGCTTTTTCATACGCCTTGCCCTTTCATGCCTGAGTAGGCTTGCTGATTTTCTGTGTTGCGATCATCGCGGCAGCCGCATCGGACGGCACTCCGGCTGCCGTCAACAACCCAGTGGCCGCATCTTTGCCTATCCCGCCAGCCCCATACGCCTGCACGATTTCAAGCGCCGCGGTTACTTGTGCGCCATTCAGCGGCGGCACGGACTCATCGTCGCCCGCAGCAACGGTCTGCTCCCGCTTGATTTCCTCGATGTTGTCGTCATAGTCGCCGCCCATATCAGCCGCGACTTGCGTGTTGGTTTTCCATCCGTGCTGCACGGCCTTTTCCGCCGCGTTCATATCGCGCATCGGGTCAACCCACATCCAGCGCCGCCCGCGCATTTCGTGTTCGGCGAACTTCTCATACTTCGCCAGCGGCAAATCCCCAGAGATAGAGAGCGACAGAAACGAGCGCAGCCACACGAGGAACTGAACCGTTTTGCATTGGTTAATCATCGCGTTTTGCAGGACAATCCATGCATCCCGCTCGCTGATCGTCCCGACGCGCACCGACGAAAACGAGACGCCGGACCAGTTGTTTGCGAAATTGGAGTACTCCACGCCGAAGCCGCCGGCCACGTCGCGGAGCATCCCGTCCTTGAACACGCCGTGCTGCCCGTTCGGGTGTTGTGGGGTGTGCGTTTCCTTGCGCCAGCCCTGCGGGAGTATTTCAGCCTGGCCGGGTTCCTTTTCCATTGTCAACGCGCGCGCCGCGTCGGCGTTTTCCTCGCTCGTCAAATCTGCTATCGCGCCCTCATCGCCCCGTGGCGCGTAGTATTCATGTGTCGTGCAGGCTTCGTCGCGGGCCGCCGTAAGTTCGGCCTCGTCCAGCATTTCCAACATTTTCAGTTTGCGCAAACTCGCGTGCGCCCACGGGATGCCGCGCGGCTGATCCTCGTCCTCTTGCGTGTAGCCGTGGATGATTTCGTCAGCCGGGACGCGCATCAAGTCGCCGCTCCGCCCGCCGTAGTCATAGGCGTTTTTCGGCGTTGTGCGGAACCAATAGGCCACGGGCCGCCGCGTGGTGATCTCCATTTCCACGCCGCAGTGAATCAACGTACCCTTGCCGGTGTCGGCGATGTTGTAGAGTTCATCGCACCAGTCTGGCCGCAACACGCGGAACGCGATGCCGTAGGGATTGGCCGCCGTCCGCATTACATGGATGAAATATTCGCCGTCGCGCGCCCAGGTCTTCACGTTCAGCCGGTCCATGTCCGCCGCTGTTTTTCTGCCGGTGGCATCGAACCATGTGTGATGGGTCTCCGGATTCCGGTAGGTGCAGAACCGCCACCAGTGGTATTCGATGGTTTTCGCGGCCTGCGTGTCGAGGGTCAATGCCCCAGGCTTGCCGTCGTGGGGAGTGCTTTTCAGTGCGAAGCCATCGCCGACAACGTTGGTTTCGATCAACTGTAGCCACCGCTTGTAGTAGGGGCTGTCTTTCGCCATCTGCCGCGAGCGCCCGCGCACCGTGGTGAGGTGGGCCGAAATGTCGCCCGGCGTGAAGCCGCCATCGTAGCGCCAGCCCGACAGTAGCCGGTCGGTCTGTGCGGCGGCAAACCCGCGCACGCTGAACGATTGCCGCTTTGTTTTTGTCCAGGGCCATTTCATTGAATCGTGAACTCCGTTCGGATGATGCGTTTTGGCCGCGCCGCGTTATCCTGGGTGAGCCTGTAGTTGACATAGTCCCGAAGCGCCGTGAGTTGATCGAGCGTCCGGTATGAGATACTGATCCCGTCCATGCTGATTGTGCCGTTGGGATTCGCGGCATAGGTCACGATGGCGGCATCGACGGCGGCGAGCACGGCAACCCAGGACGATACGCGCAAGGGCGACGCCGCGACGGAGATTGCCCCGGCGTCCACGGCGTAGGAGCGGGTTGACTCGCCGACAACAATCGACGCCAACCCGACGAACTGAATCACGCCGGGTGCCCATACGAGAGTTTGAGCCCCGGTGACTTCAAGCGTCCATCCCGTGTTTGCGCCGTTGGACGTGGCGGTTACGGTGATAGGTGTCGGCGCGGAAAACTGGTAGACGAGGGTATACCCTGCCGCCGGGCTGACTCCGTCGATGATAATATCTTCGCTCGATTGCAGCGTGTTGGCGGCGGCGATCCAGATTGTTTCGCCGGCCACTACGGTTTCAGGAAGGAACCCCTGATTTGTCGGCATAGCGTTGTATCCTCGGGGCAAACAAAAAGGCGGCCCGTGAAGTTGTGGCTCCACAAAGCCGCCTGTTGTCCGCTTTTGGCGATGCCGCTGGCCGGCGGCACTGCCCCTCTGATTGGCAATACGCTATGCCGTTAGTTTCGGGATGTCAATGGGGGGGTGTTCGGATTTCGTACAAAGTAAAAGGGCGGTGGTTTTACCCACCGCCCACCCTGCCTTGCCTC